CCCAAAGATGTGTGCCTTGAAATTCTGGTGTTTCTATTGTCATGCAAGTTCTCCTGCGACTATGATTGTTTGCAATACTTGGTCTGATGCTGCATGACTATCATTAAATGCTTGTGCAGAACATATTGAGGTAGATAAATCTGCATTGCCACAACTTGTGTGATAATTATTACTTCCAGAAACAAAAGCAAAATCATCATTTGCCATATTATTAGAAAATGTAATTATACCATCTCCTGTTCCACCATCTGCTAAAGAAGACACATTAAAACTGTCATGGTTAACAAAAGTTCCAGCAGAAGTGAACGAAATCCATGCTTTATTAGAACCCATTGCAAGATAATCAGTATCTATACTTCTTGCAGTGCCATCTATCTGTCCACTTGTTGATAATGTATCAAATGCTATTGTTCCGTTTGCCATTATGCTAGGTCTCCGTGTACTATTATATGAATTGGGTCTTGGTCATTGCTGGCACCAGTATGGTGTATCATTTGAAAGCCATCTCCAGTTGTTGCTTGTGCTTGTCCAGTTGAAGTTACAAAAGAAAAAAAGTTAGCTTCTGGAGAACCAATGACACTTCCTGCAATCGGATGTTCAGCAGTTCCTAGATTAGATGAGTATGTATGTTGGTAATCACCAGTTCCTACATCTGTTATACCACCTATATTAAAACTATCAACTATTCCTATAGTTCCAGTTCCATCCATAGTAAACCATGCCTTCGCCAACCCTTGCTGAATACTTGTCTGTGCTGAACCCTCACCTCTAATAGTCATAGAGTTTGCACTTGCACTAACTACAGGTGTTGAGCCAATGGTTATGGTTGTTGCAGTGGACTTGCCTGTGATTGTGTCTAGGATTACTGTACTCATATTTAACCTTTCGGATACTTGTCTTTAACAGCTTTAATGGCTGATTGAAAAGCATCTCCACCTTGACCTGCATGATATATCAAATCTAGTTGTTCACCTATTGATGGGTATGCCTCTGCTCTATCTCTTTGATATTTAGCCTTATCATATGCAGTAACTAATTCTTTTTGCTTTGCAAGTATGTCTGCTTCAGCTATGGGTGCTGTTCCATTTTCCCAAACTATTGTATTAATATCATTAGCACTTACAGATACTTCTGCTTTAGGATTAATTGCTAAGATTGCTAGTGTGATTGAATCTTCCATACCTTATGCACCTATTTCAAATGCTGTTATTGTTGAAAATGAACCAGTTCCACCATTGTTTATTCCTCCAGTTCCTGAACTATTACCTACTCTAATATAAGGTTGATATGTAATTTGAGAAGTAGTATTTGGTGAGTCTAAAACTTGTAATGTTGCGTGAGAATAGTTATAACTAGTTGCATCAAATAAATTTCCAAAACCATTAGTTATACTTGCTAAATTTGTTGAGTCTCTATATAAAGTAGGATAAAATGAATATGTACCCCCTGGTGTTCTATATGACATACTACAAGTAACAAATATTTTATTCGATGCAGATGATGGAGTTATAGAAACTGCTAAGGTGTTTGATGCAGTAACAAACGATGTTGACGTAGTTGTTCTTTCTGTACTATCTGTGGCAGTCACAACCTGCAACACAGTGCCTGTAACATTTAACCCTAAATCACCTGCTTTTGGAACTGAGCCATTTACTTTTTGTATTGCGTCTACTTTAATTGTACTCACGATATCACCAACCTTCCACCGCTATTGATGGTTAATGTAACGCCACTATCTACTGTAAAGTCTCCAGTAACTTGTGCATTTTCTGTAGCTAGTATTGTAGTATTAGCCGTTAAGTTTTGTGCATTAGTTCTAAACAAACCACCTGCTTTAAAATTACCTTTGTTCTCTGCGGCTGGTGTAACTGTACCAGTTTGTGGTGCTAAATAGTTTACAAAGATATTGCCCGTTCCAGAACTAGGTGCTGCTGAAAATGTTAATGTTGTGCCGTCTGGAATAGTGTAGGCAGCGGTGTCTTGTACAACACCATCTACAGAAACTAAAACATCTTGTACTGAACTAACGGCAGTCGTTAATGTAAATGTGGTATCCGAATTATCGCCATTGAATCTCTGTACGGCAGTGGTCGTTTCAAAGTTTGTAACCGGTGCTGAACCAATAAAAGGCATTAGGTTATCTCCATATAGCTCATTGTTACTGACAGCTTATCTGCTACAGAACAATCAATTTTAATAATATCTCCTACATTCAAGTTAATCTTATTTCCCGCAAACAATTCCACTGTAGAGCCAACAGGTATAGGAATATTTTTTGCAATATGAGCTGTTGTGTTTTGTGTCTGAGATGTTTGTGTTGTAGTACTTACTAACTGAACTGTGCCAGTGACTTGTGATGTATGTACATTACAAAGAGTTAATCCTAATATTACAATCGTACTACCACTTTGTACTGTGTATAATGTTTCGGGTGTTCCCGCACTTGCAGGAGCAACATCTCTTGTAATAACTTTAAATGTATTCGCCATTCTTTATCTCCTAATCAACCCAAAGCAATAGCCAAAGCCGTGGCGTCATCTACTGTTGCGGCTCCAATATCAGAGGCTACTTCTGAAGCACTTCTACTTTCTAATCCATTTGCAGTAAATCTAGCATACTCATCATCTGCTACACTTGCACTGTCAATTTTAACTGCATTTGTATTAGATATTCCGAAAGTTAAACTAGCTTGACCACCAATGTCAGATAGAACTTGAGCGGCACTTCTTCCTTCTATTGTTGTACCATCAACTCTTAAAAAGTCATCGTCTGCCACGCCAGTTGTAAATACTGGCACATTACCATTAGAAATGCCAGTTGATGTAACTGCGGCTGTACCTAATCCCAAAGATGTTCTGACTGTTGAGCCAGTTTCTAAAACAAAGTTTGATCCGTCACCTACAATAAAGCCACTATCTGTTACAGCCAATCCAGCAACATCTTGTAATTGTGCATCTAATCTAGCGTTAGCTACAGTGCCAGATAGCTGAGAAGCATCAATCGTTTTGTTTGTTAAGGTGTCTGTTGTATTTGTTCCTACAAGTGTAGTTGTTGCTGTAGGAAAACTAACCAATGCTTTGTTGTGATTTATGACATTAGAGCCAGTAACAATAGCATAATTACCCATATACCCATGATTAGAGCATTGATAATATAATATGCTTGGAGTATCTTCATCTACGGCTATTTGTAGATATGTGCTAGTTGTTGTAACCCCTGTTGTAAATGCTGTGGTTTTAGCGGCATCTAAGTATAGTCTAAACGGATGATTAGACATGTCGCTTGAACTAAGAGTAAATCTATAATGATATTCTGAATTAGATGTTACGCCATCAGTGCCATGTAATGTTAGGGCAGGTGATTCAATCCCATCTAAATAATATGCCTGGCTACTTCCATCACCTTGATATGGATGTGCTGATTTAGTTGCAACTGTAACATTTATATTTATAGGTGAAGAAGAGCTACCATATCGACCAGCATGTATATTAGCGGAACTTAAATTTAATGTTGAAGAGCCATTAGCATCTAAAAATACTGTTTTGGCGGCAGGTAATGTACAAAATATTGTTCTTGTTCCAGAACTCCAGCTAACTGCATTGTTAGAATTAGAACTAGATAAAATAGTTGTTCTAGCTAACGTAGTACCAGAGGATGTAAATGTGCCTAAACCAACTTCAAAGTCTGTACCATCAGTACAAGCGTAATAAGTGGTATCAGAGTTACTTAAATTAGCAGTAAAAGTTTCAAAGCCAGTAACAGCACCACCTAAAGTATACGTTCCAGTACCAGTGGTAGTGGTCGTTTCCTTTATTCTATCTGATACTGTTAATGCCATTATTTAAGCTCTATTGTAAGATTGTTTGTATTAATTCTAAATATGTCTCCAGTGGCTATAGTTTTAGTGGCATCTAAAGCACCTATAAAGAGAACATTACCACCAGACCCCTCTGTATCCAAAGAAGCACTTACATGCGTTGCTATAAACACATGACTTATTACATTGCTTGTACCTGTAGATGCTGGAAACTCTATATTTGCTCCATTTTTAATTGTTTGTGCTTCAGTAGTATCAGAAGTTAAAGTCCATCCTGATGCTGCAACTTGTTGCCTTGCATAAGAACCAAATGTTGCTTCTGTTATTGTAGGTGCATCTGTTTCACCTGTAGTATCATTAAAGTTAGACACTGCCGTTGCAAGTCCTACATAAATGCTATCACCAGGTGTACTAAAAGATGCTGCGTTATTTTTAAAAATAAAACTTAAAAGTCTATTTTCTAAAAAGGTGGTTGCTGCATTTGCTGTTGCCATTGTTTACTCCTATGTTCTTGGTCTTGATGGTAGACCAACTTTGTATCCATCTGTGTTTTCTCTTGCTTCGCCTAAGTCTTTTAATCTTTCTATATAAAAAACGTAATTTTTTTCGTACTGAGCCAAAACATCTGGTTCGCCTTTCATATAATAATACGCTTCAATTAACGATCCGTAAAGCAAAGCAAAAGGAGCGTTTGTGCTAATCCAAGTTGTACCGCCATCAGCTCCAGCGGTT